TTTTTTGTCTAGACTAGGTTTGTTCCCGTTAAAGATAATACTATATGAATCTTAGTGATCTAATTTATATAAGACATAATGTATTAGATAGAGAATTTTGCAACAGTATTATCGAAAAGTTTAATGCTGATGATAGAAAGAGCACAGGACTTATTGGTGATGGTTATATAAATGAAGATATAAAAAAATCTCTTGATTTAAATATAAGTAAATATGATGATTGGTCTGAAGAAGACAAAGTATTTGAAAAAAGTTTTAGTGATAACATTAAATTATACATCGATTACTTACAAAATTTCACAAAATCCTTCGAAGATTATGATATAAATCTTCCATCACTTGATTTTAGAGATCGAGGATATTTGGTTAGAGTATATAATAAAGGAGAGGGTTATTTCAACTGGCATAATGATTTTTCTTTTTATAAAGATTCTGGTTTTCGTCTTCTGACTCTCATCTGGTATTTAAATAATGTTGAAGAGGGTGGACAAACAGAGTTCATCGATGGTACAATTATCAAACCAAAGAGAGGATCTGTTTTAATATTTCCTACATCATGGTATCTTGCTCATCGTGGTAAAATGCCTATATCAAATAAAAAATATATTGTAACTGGTTGGCTACATGGTCAAAAAACAACCAGTTCATGAACCGTCCACTGGGTCGCATCAGGGGCGGTTTTCTGCTATAATATATCCATACTGAACAGGACAGCACTTGACCGTTACTCTTCGTCCACACCAGCGCAAAGCAGTCAATGCTATGTGGGATCACAATAAGGGTCAAGTCATCATTCCTACGGGTGGTGGTAAGACTATCTGCATGATTGAAGACGCCATGTCTAACATGGAACTTATCAATCGTGGTCAGACATTTGTTGTTGTTGCTCCCCGTATTCTCCTAGCAGAACAACTCTGTAAAGAGTTTCTTGAGTTGATTGATACTTCTCACACTCATGTGATGCACGTTCACAGTGGTGATACTGAGTTTTTCAGCACTACTAAACCTCAGAAGATTGCATTGTTCAACAACACTGCACGTTCTGCTGGTGAGAACTGCATTATCTTTACCACTTATCACTCACTGTATCGTATTCAGGAGGCAGATATTGAAGTCAACACGATCTACTTCGACGAAGCACACAACTCTGTTCAGCGCAATTTCTTTGGCGCTACCGAGTATTTTTCTTCTGAGTCTGAGCGTTGCTATTTCTTCACTGCTACTCCTAAGCATAGTGTCACTATTTTCAAACCAGGCATGAATGATGCTGAGGTTTATGGTCAGGTGATTTGCAACGTTCCTGCTCCTCAACTGGTCGAAGAAGGTTATATTCTTCCCCCTAAAGTTGTGGTACAAGAGCTTCCTCAGGGTGATTTCAAGCAGTCTGATGATAAGAATCTGTTGGATACCATTGATGCCAACTCTTTGAACAAGATTTTGGTTGCTGCTCGCTCTACTAAGCAGATTGTACGCCTTGTTAGTCAATCTGATTTCTGCAATCAACTTGCAGAGCGTGGTTACAACTGGATGTATATCACTTCTAAGACTGGTGCAGTTATCAATGGTAAGAAAGTATCCCGTGAGCAGTTCTTCAAAACTCTGAATCAGTGGGGCACTGATAACACTCGTTTTGTTGTAATGCATCACTCTATCTTGTCTGAGGGTATCAACGTCAAGGGTCTGGAAGCGGTCCTTTTTATGCGTAACATGGATTATATCGGTATCAGTCAGTCAATCGGTCGTGTGATCCGTCTGGGTGGTGCTGAGAAGACGTTTGGTCTGGTCTGTGTACCTGTCTTTGATAAGGTCGGCATCGGTACTGCACGGAGTGTTCAGGCAGTGGTAGACACCGTGTTTGAGCAAGGTGAACCAGCAGTTTCAATCGTTAGGAAATAATTAAAAAATCAGCATATCCACATTTTTCACCCTATAATAAGAACACCGAGAGGAATCCACCATGAAGTGCAAAGTTCAACTCTACGTTGCTGGTAAAGTTTTTGATGAGATTGTTCACGCTCGCGACTATCAAGAGGCAAAAGCAGTCGCACTTGCTCGCAATCCTAATGCACAAGTGATTGGTGTTACTGCAGTATTTTAATGCACAAGTTTCTAAAACCAAACGTACCACGCCCAGGTATTCTTGATCCTAAGCCACAAGATCCTCTAGGTTATGTAACAAATGATGGAATGTGGGCTGCTGTTCCTTTTGGAAAGAAGTTCATTATTATACATAATGGGACTCAAGTAACAGTTCTAAACACTTACAAACAGTCTGTCGATTTCATCAAAAATCAACTAAAAACTAAGAAAAAGAAGTCATCCAGGAGAAAACTAAAATGACTGATAAGCAACAGAAACGCCGTGATGCCCTAGGTCTTTTTTATGAAAGTGTTTTGAAACCAGATCATGAACTGAGGAAGTGTTCACATAATCAAGAATGTTTTCATGAATTGATGGAATGGAGAGCTGAAATTCTTGAATATCTTGATCGTCGTAGAAATGAGGAGTTTCATGGATGAACTACTACCTCTTGATGATTTTTGTAATAATGGGGTACTTTATTGCAACTGATGAAGGTGTTGCTGCTGCATATTTTTATATTATTAAGTTAGCAAATACTTATATTAGACGCCAGTGGTGGTGGTTGACTAACAATCCACGTAATCCTGTGGTAAAATACTTAGCATACCGTCGTTCTTTGCGTATGGCGAAAGAGTTGATGGAAAAAATAAATAAACACAAAGAGACATAGATTTATGTTATCTACTGCATACCGCCTTCGTCTTGAATCTATTTGTCGTTGCATAGCAAACAACGAGGAAGTTCCTTTAGAGGATATGATCTGGGCAGAAAAACTTGCTAAAGCACACACTCTTGCAAGAGATTGGATGCAAAAAGCAAGACGCCAGGCATCTCAAGATATTCAAGAAGGTAGCATCGATGATTTTATGAATAGGATGGGATTAGGTGACCCCGACCCATCCAATCACAAAACGGGGTTTGATGGTGCTGATGAAATAGTTGATTGGTTTCAACGTGATAAACCAGATGATTGGAGGCAACGTGACTGAAAAGATTACTCCCGAAACATATGAAAAAATGAATAAGGAATTTGAAGAGCATGGTCTTGCTTTTCGTATTAGAGTTCCTACTCAAGAAGAAATAGATAATTGGGTTGAAAGGAGTAATAATGCTAACTAATTGTACCATCACTGATAAAGATGGAAAAGTTACCGATTATGTCTGGGACGACCAGAAGAAACAAATGGTAGAAGGTAAACCAGAAAGGGAAATTCCCTGGTGGCAGTTGCATCAAATAGCGGAAGAATTGGGCGGTGAACTTAAAAGGTTTGTCGAACAAGATAGTCGTGGTAATGTTAAGTACAAAATTGTGATTGAGTATAAGGAGGACAAAAAGTAATGGAAGCAGTAATCTATTCCAACGGTAATCAGGAATGTGAACGCGCTAAAATTATTTTAGAAAAACTTAATTTCCAGATTCATGTATATAAATTAGATCAACACTTCTCTGCAAGAGGTTTCGTTGAAGAGTTTGGTGAAGATGCAGAATATCCACAAGTTAATGTTGGTTTCAGACATATTGGTGGATTGAAGGATACATTAAACTACTTTAAGGTTAATAATTTACTATGAATCCAGTAATCCTCATTGCTTGTTTTTCTCCTCTTGCGGCGATTTGGATTGTAATGAAACTGGCAGTTTGGTTTTCCGCAGTAAACGACGAGAGAAACTATGTCCGAGCAGAATCCAAAAAACCACACGGACCATATGTGGCAAATGCATATGAAGACGTTGATGCAGAGGAAGAAGAGTATGGAGATCGCACAGACTATAGATGAAGCACTGTATCAGTATTATGTGGTAGAGCAGGGTAAGGAAGTTCCCAACTGGAGATACATTAAAGACGCTGATTGGTGGTTAGAATATCTTAAGAGTTTGGGTATTGACCCCAGAAACCCATAGTGTTATAATACGACTACATAAACCTTTTATTATGGACTACAAACCCTATTCTCCAGAATGGCATCGTAAAAGATACCTGAAAGAGGCATTGGATAAGTATTTTGATGATTATGTTGAAAATGAAGTCATCTATGGTGATATGATGGATATTCTTTCTTCAAGAATGTCTGCTGCCGTGGATGAGGTAAATAAGGTGATGGATCTTAAGGATAAATTTAAGCTTTCCTGATGAACTTTATTTTAAGTATTCTTTTTGCTGTTACTCTGTGGGTTCAAGTTCCACAATGGGATGATGATTGGAGTAATTGTGCTGTTGATGTCCCTGATACATCTTGTCATTGGTATATCGTTAATGCCGACAATACCTTCGGAGAAGGATTTGATTGGGAAACAGCACCATGGTATTCAATAGAAGGACTTCAAGACGTTGCTAATCTACATGATAATGTACTAAAATCTGGTCATCAATATACTGTGGAAGCACTTCAAGACAATGCCTAAAAAGAAAAAACTATCTCAGGAAGAACTGCACCCATATTCTGGTTTTCCTTTCAGACTTGAACATAAAGATGGAACAGACACCAAAATCTGTCACTTCGAGTGCGAAGATCACAGAACAAAATACATCAAAAGATACAAGCTCCGCAAAAATAAATACACAACTAATGACCTCACCAGTTCCTAATTTAGTTGCGTTAGGGTTGCTTTTTTTAGGAACACTTGGTATAATTTACGCTGGTTATCTGCATGGTAACATGCACATCGAAAAAGTTTTTGAAGGATTGAAATGAAAAGAGCACTTATTACTGGCGGCGCTGGTTTTATCGCACATCATCTTGTAGGTCAGATTTTAGCAACAACTGATTGGGAGATTGTTACTCTTGATCGACTTGATTATAGTGGTAACTTGAATCGACTTCATGATTTGATGCTGTCTTTTGATCCTGAAGTTCGCAAACGTGTTAAGGTCGTTCATCATGATCTGAAAGCAGAAATGAATCCTCTGATTCGAGCAGAGGTTGGTAAAGTTGATTATATTCTTCACCTTGCTGCTGGATCTCATGTTGATCGTAGCATTCTCTATCCAATGGAATTTGTGATGGATAATGTTGTTGCTACTTGTAACATTCTTGAGTTTGCTAGAACTCAAGATAACCTTGAGAGGTTTATTTACTTTGGTACTGATGAAGTATTTGGTCCTGCACCAAATGGTATTAAGTACAAGGAAAATGATCGTTTCAACTCTACTAATCCTTACAGTGCAACTAAAGCTGGTGGTGAAGAACTTGCTGTAGCATTTGAAAATACATACGATCTTCCCGTATATGTTACTCACACTATGAATGTATTTGGTGAGCGTCAACACCCAGAAAAATACATTCCAATGTGTATTAGGAAGATCCGTGATGGTGAGACCGTAACTATTCACAGTGATAAAACTAGAACTATTCCTGGATCACGTCATTACATTCATGCTCAAGATGTATCATCTGCTATTCTATTCCTGTTGAATTATGAGGGTAAGTTTGAACCTACTTGGGGTAACGCTAAATGTCCTAAGTTTAACATTGTTGGAGCGGAAGAACTCAACAATCTAGAGCTCGCTCAGATGATTGCTGATGCACAGGGTAAAGAATTGAAGTATGAACTTGTAGACTTCCATTCTTCACGCCCAGGTCATGATTTGCGTTATGCACTAGATGGTGATAAAATGAAACAATTGGGATGGGTTCCTGGTAAATCTGTACGGGAACGTATCGCAGAAGTAACTAACTGGACACTCAATAACGAGAGGTGGATTACACTATGACCAAGAAAGAATTTACAGGAAAAGGTGGAGAAGTTTGGACTTGGGAGGAAACTCCCGAGGTCATTGAAGCAGTGAAAAAACTTCACGAATCATCTAAAAAAGTTCCACCAAAAGTAAAAGGTTCGATTAATTATCAAGGACCACTATATGCACCACACCCAAATCTCAAGAAAAAATAATGTGGAAAGATTTTAGATTTTTCTTATGGGGTCTAGCAATGGATTTACAAAATGCTTTAGACCCACATGAGGTTGATCCAGAAGATGAATATTATGTTAGAGTAAAGAATGATGATACTGGTGAAGAGTATATGGTTTTAGACTGGATACAAGGTCATAATGAGAAAATTAACGCACTTGAAGAAAAAATGATATGGGTCATTAGTGAACTAAATCGTTTAAAACAAGAAAAAAATCATGTATGAAGAATTAAACTGCTTTGAAGAGGCATTAAAACACTTTGGAACTAGAGTCGAAGTCATCTGCGCCATGGAACTTGGCGGTAGAATCGGTGCTGAGGATGCTTATCAGATGATCAAAGAGGAAATGAAAGAAGTAAAAAAGTGTCGTAAACAGTTCAAGAAAGATGAATGCTGATAGTCTTAGAGTAACACAAAATGAAGATGGATCTTTCTCTTTAGAATGGGATAAAGAGGATCCTAACTGGAAGTGGTTGAATGGGTTGACTTCCAAGGAGATTCAGACTATAGTGGAACAAGCAATCAAGGAATTTCCTCAGTGACTTTTGATTACAAGCAACACTGTCTTAAAACTTTAGATGCATGTATCAATGAAAGTTTAGACTGTAAAGAAATTGAACCAAAAGAAATTTACGATACCATTGTAAATTCTTTGATTGATCTCAATGATTATCATCAACAATGTCTTAATCGAGGACAAGAATTGTTGTCTATGATTCAGAATAATTACTGCTCTGAAGAGTTTGATGTTTCAAATTACAGTTATGTTCGCGAGGGATCATATGATGATTGGGTAGACTTTTGGGAAAACTCTAACTGATATTTTTGAAGAAAAGTAACGCAATCCCAAAGAAAATATTAAGTTACTAACTAATTTTATGCGGAAACGCTAAAATACCATAAGACAGGTAATTCCCATGACACTTCCATCTGACGGCAGAAAACTTGATCAAAATGAGGTTGATAGTATTGAAAACGCGGTAAAAGAGGCAGGAATTCAACAAATTCACCCTGATAAGATGGAAGCGTTCGCTGATGAGTTGGTTTCAAGACTTAAGGGTGCTGGTAAACACTGGAGAACTTGCAATCCAATGGATGACTGACTAAAATAAATAAGTTCATCATACTACAAACAACCCAATGGAAAGCCTAGAAAAGCATATTGAGGTTGATAAGAAGATTCTAGAGGATCCTACTACCAACCCTCAACAACGTCGCCACGTTGAAGAAGAACTTCGTGAACTTGAAGTTTACGTTGAGAATCACAAAGAAGAAATTGAAGCAGGAGATCATCACGATCCTTCAGCACTTGAACTTTACTGTGAAGTTGAACCTGGCGCACCAGAGTGTAAAATGCACGATAATTGATTGAATCGCGCTCCTTGACGGGGCGCTTTTTTTATGGTAAGATATAGACTCTATAAAATGTACTGATGCCTGAGATTCAGATTCTAGAGAAACCTGTAGAAGAACTGAACACAATCAACAGGACATTTGATTTAATTTATATGGATCCCCCGTTCGGATTGCAGCGGGACTTTACCATGCAGGAAGAAGATGGTCAAGAGAAAAGTTTCTCTGATCATTGGACTTCGTTTGATGATTACATCGACTGGTATGCAGAAGTTATCAATAATGCTTTCGCCAAACTCAACAAGAATGGTTGGCTTTATGCACATAATAACTTCATCGGTAATGCTTTAGTTCTGTCTAAAGTTGATAGAAAGGTTCGTGATGCGTTCTATACTAATATCTCTTGGAAACGCAGTGGACCGAAGAACAATATCAAGAATGGTTGGGGTAACATCGTAGACAGCATTATGGTGTTGCGTAAGGGTAACCCATACTTTGAGGTTGAATATACCTCTCTTGATCCTGTTTACGCTGCTAATAGTTTCAAGAACCAAGACAGCGTTGGATATTATGCTCTCGCCAAAGTTACTGGTGAAAAGAGT